ACACAACAGACAACGCTGGACTTGTTCCAACACGTCAGTTGACTGAAGTCATCAACGGACTATCAACAACAATCCGCCCAAGCATTGACGCGATTTCTCGCGGTGCATTGCCTGACGCTGGAATGACATTTGAAATTCCAAAGATTACAGTTGCACCAACAGTTGCAGTTGTAGCCGAAGATGCAATTTTCAATGAGACAGATCAAAATTCTGCGTTTCTTTCAGTGGATGTTAAGAAATTCGCTGGACAACAGAAATTTAGCGTAGAATTGTTGACGAGGACTAGCCCATTGTTCTACGACGAACTTCTTCGCAACATGGTGGCGGCTATGGCAAAAGCACAAAACGCTTATGTCAACGCACAGTTAATTTCAGGCGCAACGCTTGACGGAACAACAGTTGCAACATACCCAACGGCTGCTGAACTACTTGGAATCACCGCACGCGGTGCAGCAAGTGTTTATGGCGCAACCGCAGGTCTTGCAAATCCATTTGCACGCAACATGATCGTTTCAACAGGTCAGTGGTCAAACATCATGGGCTTGAACGATTCAGGTCGTCCAATTTACACCGCTTCAAATCCAATGAACGCTGGTGGCGCAGTAGTGCCAACATCACTTCAAGGAAACGTCGCGGGCTTGAACCTATACGTTGACCCAACAAACGGTGGCGACGGGGACGGAACAATCTTGGTTGTTAACCCAGACGCTTACACATGGTACGAGGGAACTTCATACCAGTTGCGCGCAGAATCAACCGCTGACGGTTCAATCACAGTGGGTGTTTATTCATTCGGTGCAGTTGCGACAAAGATCGCAGCGGGCGCGTTTAAGAATAACAAGGCGTAACAAAAACAAACTAATCATGCGCTACGGTCACTCCCGAACGTAGCGCAGCAGTCGAGAGGAACGGAAATGCCAAGTATTGTGTCAACGGCGCAATTGCGCAGCGTGCTTGGCGTTTCCGTTTCACTTTATCCAGACAGTTATTTAGACGAAATTATCAACACCGCTGAAGCGGTCATTTTGCCTATGCTGGTTGCAAACACTTCAGCAATTAACGCTTACAAACTAGAATCTAACGTCGCGACGTATTACACGCAACGCGCACATCATTTTGTTGCTGGTCAATCAGTGGTCGTAACTGGATTACCCGCACCATTTTCAGCAACCGTCACAGTCGTTGACGTTAGAGAATTTCATTTCACCGCAGCAATTACCAGCGCGGACGTTACATTGCGTGACATTATTCCAACAGGCACGGCAACACTTTCGGGCTATTCCGCAGCTGAAATCTATGCCAACAGTGCGCCAATTGAATCAGCCGTGCTTGCAGTCAGCGTTGAAGTTTTTCAATCACGCGTCGCAGCGGGTGGACAGATCGAGGGCGTCGATTTTGCTTCGACGCCGTACAGAATGGGACGCAGTTTGACCAATCGCGTGTCCACGTTACTTATGCCATTTTTAGACGTTGAGACGGTCGTTCAATAAATGCCAGCCAACGCCGTTTCCGATACACGCGCAGCCTTAGCCAACGCGTTTAGCGCACTTGCTGCAAACATTTATCCAAGTGTCCCAGAAGCACCAATTCCGCCAGCAATCGTGGTCGTTCCCGATTCGCCATACATGGAAGTTGTTTTGCTGGGTAAGTCACAAACAAAAGTCAAAATCAATTTTGCAATTACCGCAATTGTTGCTTCAAATAGCAACGCAGGTTCATTAGATAACCTAGAAAAACTAATCATAGGAATTCTTGCGGCAATGCCCGCAGGATACGTTGTCGGCGTCGTTGAGAAGCCGACGGTGCTTGAAGTAGGTCAATCACCAATGCTCGTCGCAGACATTAACGTTTCAACGTATTACACACAAACGACATAAGGAGTAAAAATGCCAACAACAGTAATAACTGGGCGCGACGTCACCTTTACTATTGGTGGCAATAATTACGACGCCCAAGCAACAAGCGCGGTTTTATCCAACAGCCCAACAATTGAGACTTATCAAACTTTAGACGGCAAGGTCTATCGTCACATTGATGACCAATTTTCATTTGACGTCGAAATGCTTGCAGACTGGGGCGCGACTGGTTCATTGTGCGAAGGTCTATGGAACGCAACCGAATCAGCACCAAACACAGGAATCTCAACAGTGTTGACTGCTGCAAGCGGTGCGACATTTACATTCCAGATTTTGCCAGCGTTTCCAAGCGCGGGCGGTACTGCACCAGACGCGCAGACCGTGTCACTATCGTTCACCGTTATCGGTACACCAGCCGAAGCGTTCTAACACAAACAATCGGGAGAAAAATGAAACTACCAATCACGATCGAATTTACCAACGGTGACCAAGCAACATACGTTGCAGCACCACCTGAATGGGTTAAATGGGAAAAGCACACAGGCAACACAATTGCACAGGCGCAAGAGCGAATCGGAATTTCCGATCTTGTTTTCCTTGCTTATTATGCAATGAAGCGCGAAGCAGCTGGTAAGCCGATCAAAACACTTGAAGTGTGGACGGAAACCATTGCGGACGTGGTTGTCGGTGACGCAAACCCAAAAGCCACCCCGTCGGAAGTCTGAGCCGAATAGTTTGGGAAGTAGCCCTAGCAACAGGGCTACACCCAAACGATTTCGAAAGTGCTGAGGACATTCTGACAGTCATTGAAATCATGGAAAGGCGCGGAAATGGCAAGTGAAGCAATCACTTATGACAAAGCCGAATTGCGTTCCATTACGCGGGCGTTTAAAGCAATGGACGACGAAGCAATTTCACAGGCAAAAGAAACGTCAAGTGCGCTTGCCGATTTTGTGCGTTCCAAGATCGTGACGGCAGCCAATAGCGTCACACGCAATCGTTTGGACAACAAAGTCGCTGAAGGTTCTAAGGTTTCAAAATCATCAAAAATTGGTGAAATAAGTTTTGGTTTTGCTGGTCAAAAATTAAGCGGTGGCGGTACGACGCAACAATTGTGGGGCGGTTCAGAATTCGGTTCAAATCGCTATAAACAATTTCCAGTTTGGTCAGGTCGTGAGGGTCGCGGGTCGCGCGGTTGGTTTATTTACCCAACGCTAAGATCAGCCCAGCCTGAAATCATTGCAAAATGGGAACAGGCATTTTCTACGATAGTTAAGAGGTACGATTAAAATGGCAGGTTCAAGAACCCTTAAACTATCGATTCTTGCTGAAACAAAAGACCTTGTCGCTGGGTTAAATACGGCAAGCAAGGAAACCCAGTCATTTGGGGACAAGGCAACAGAATTTGGAAAAAAGGCTGCATTGGCATTTGCCGTTGCTGGTACTGCCGCACTTGCATTCGCAGCTGACGCCGTAAAGGCAGCAGCCCAAGACGCATTGGCGCAGGAAAAATTAGCCGAGACAATTAGGGCAACGACCAACGCGACAACCGCCCAAATTGCGGGCGTCGAGGAATACATCACGGCAACATCAATTGCCGTTGGCATAACCGACGACGAATTGCGTCCAGCCTTTAGCCGTTTGGTTCGAAGCACAAAAGACACCGAGGAAGCCCAGCGTCTATTGAATCTTGCGCTTGACCTTAGCGTTGCCGCGGGCAAGCCAGTCGAAACCGTTGCAAACGCATTAGGTCGTGCATACGACGGAAACACTGCCGCGCTTGGAAAACTAGGTTTAGGACTTGACGCCAACCTTTTAAAATCAAAAGACAACGAAGCGATCATCACTTCACTAGAAGCGACCTATGGACGTTTTGCCGAAGGCGCAGCCGAAACCGCAGCCGTAAAGTTCGAACGAATTAGAATTGCCACGGACGAAGCAAAAGAATCCATTGGCGCAGCCCTTTTGCCAGTGGTCGAACAATTAGCCGACTACGTTTTGGAAACGGTTGTTCCCAATCTTGAATCTTTCATCAATGGGCTTACGGGCGAAGGCAGTTTGACTGAAGCAACGGAAAACGCAACCGACGGCGCATTTAAATTTGGTGAGCAAGTCAGAAAAGTATTCAACACAATTGTTGACTTAAAAGACGAATTAAAAATTGTCGCGGGTGTTATCGCAACCGTTTTTGTCGCTTCGAAAATTGCCGCTGGTGTTCAAGCCACAATTGCATTGATCAAAAGTTTAACTGCGGCTTATGCAGCACTTCGAAACACGGCACTGGCAGCGGCTATTGCTTCACGTTTTGCCGCTAATCCATTTTTGGGACTAGCGAGCGCAGCCGCTATTGCTGGTTCAATTTATGCAGCAACGAAGATTTTTGACGACGCCGACGCGGTGGAAAATGCGCCTTCAACTGGCGCAATTCCTTTTGCTAGTGGTTTTGCCGCGCCAAGCGGTACAACAACAACCCCAAGAGTAACCAGCCCAACAATCAGCGCACCGACCGTCAGTGGAATTACGACTGCAACAAAATCAGCAGCGGCAGCCGTTGCGGCAACTAACAACGTTGTTTCAAGCACATTCAACCCAGCTGCGTTTCGTGCAGCAGAAGCAGCCAGCGCAGGGACAACAATCAATTTGACCGTAACTGGTGCATTTGATCGTGAAGGCACTGCCCGCACAATCGTTGAAACATTGAACAGTTCGGCTTATCGTGGCACGGGCGGGGCTGCAAATCTGGTTGCACTATGACGCAGTGGAATCCAGTTTGGAAGGTTGAAATTGACGGCGTTGAATACACCGACGCAATCTTGGCAAACCTAACAATTCGAAGCGGTAGAACAAACATTTATGAACAAGCCCAAGCGGGTTATGTCAATCTTCAATTGATCGACATTGCGCAAACTGCAATTCCCGTTTCAATCAATTCCACAATTGGCGTTGAAATCAAAAACACGTCAAACACGTTTATTCCTATTTTTGGTGGCAACGTTGTTGACATTGGTTTGGAAGTGCGCGACGTAGGTTCAACAACTTTTACGCAGACC